AAGGATATGGATTGGACTTCACTCATGACTCTTTGTAGGGATATGATTATTATTGGTTATGGTGTGCCTCCTGCTATGGTTGGTATTATTGAAACTGCTAACTTAGGTTCAGGTAGTGGTGACAGTCAGAAACGTACCTACAAGGATACATTAAGTGGTCGTGCATCTATTATTGAAGGTGCATTCAATAAAGCATTAGGCCATAATGGATTTGAAGAAGTATTCCAATTCAACGAATTAGATACTGAGGATAAGAAGAATCGTGCGGAAATAGAAAACATTCGTTTACAGAATGGAAGCCTCAGTATTAATGAGGTAAGGTCAGGTTATGGTGAAGAACCAGTACCATGGGGAAATGTCCCAATGAATTATAGTAATTATGGTGTAACACCAAACATTCTCAACCCAACTAATGTGGAACCATTAGGCACTGCTGATATTGATAAAGCATTACAAACAGTACAAGCCTATAAATCAAAATTATACTCATCAGACTTAATCCAATACAATGAGTGGTGATAATTATTATGCTTTCAAAAGATTTGGTAAGAATACCATTCACAAAAGCATTATCACCAGAAGAAAAAGCATACTATGAAAATATAATGCAAGGATTAGACCGACAAATCGGTTTAGCCACAGAAGTATTAGCATCACCAGAATTCAGAGACCAACAATTCCAAAACCAGTTACAGATAGATTCATTCTTCCGTAACAGTGGAATTAGAGACCAAGTCGATAAACTCATCGAATACAATGCTCAAGACAGTAAACAATTCATTGAAGAATTTTATCGTGTTGGTGCAGGTCTTGGATTCGCAGAGATAAGCAGACACTTAGCATATACAAGTGCAGATGCTGAAGCATTATATCGTTTAACTGAATATAACTTCACTAAAATCCGTAACTTAAACAATATCCTACGAGAAGGAATAAGGGATGTAATATTCAATGCAGTAGCTTCTGGTGAAGGACATAACACTACTGTCCGCCGATTAATGGAATTACCATTAGAACCTTACACTTACACTTATTATCGGAATGGGAAAGAAATCAAAGTTTCTATTCCAGCAAGAACACGAGCAGAAATGATAGCTCGTACAGAACAAGCTCGTGCTCAGAACACTGGAACATTACAAGCCTATTGTGATTATGGTGTAACCCAAGTTGAAATAATCACAGCAGGAGATAAACTTGTCTGTGACACATGCCTCGACTTGGAAGAAAATAATCCATACAGTATCTATGATGCTATGCGATTCCTACCCGCACATCCAAATTGCCGATGTGCTTATGCAGCAATAGCGGAGACAGTAACGGATATACCATTAGACAATCCACCTATAGTGGACTTAACTACAATGGGGGAATAATAGCATATGAAGACCAGTAATGAATTTAAATTATATTCACGTTTAACTAATAAATCCGTCAGCCAAATAACCAAAACTGATGATGATGCTATCGATGATAGTGAGCGTATACTGCTCACTGGAGTAGCATCAACCACCAGTCGTGACTTGCAAGATGAAATTGTTTCAAGTGAAGCAATCCAATCCATGAAAGACCAAGCATTAAACTTGAACATTCATGGTGATCACTGGTATGGATTGGAAGATGTTATTGGTGCAATCAAAGATGTGAATGCAGATGATGATATCTTATCCATTAAATTCTTAATCACTAAAAGACATACTCCTGCAGTCAAAGACTTATTGGAGACTGGGGTTAATCTTGGATTAAGTATTGGTGGTTATGTAACTGACTATGATAGTAACAATAATATTATTAAAGCAATTGAATTAAGAGAAATCAGTTTAACAGCAATGCCAGCTAACTGGGATACATTTGGTACTGTCACTACAAGTAAAGGTATCACTGAATCCACTTGTTTAACTGGTGCATGTTATAATATCATTAAAAACAATTTTAATGGAGAAAACAATATGACTAAAGAAGAATCTACTAAAGCAGATGAAACTCAAGACACTTCAATTACTTTAGAAGATGTTAAAAACTTCCTCGATGAATATATGGCAGAGAAAGAATCTGCTATGGTTGAAGAAGTAACTAACAATGTTAAATCACAAGTAGAAACACTCGTGGAAGCTAAAGTAAATGAGTTACTTGATGAACCAGAAACCGATGAATCATCAGAAGAAGAAACCAAAGCAGAAACTGATGAAGAAGAAGATGAGGAAGAAAACGAAGAAGAAGAAACTAAAGCAACAGTTACTGAAGAAGTCAAATCATTAACTAAAGAAGACATATTAGGTACAATTCGTGATGAAGTATCTAAAGCTTTAGGAGATAACTTCGCAGATACCATCGCATCAAAAATGTGGGGTAATATGGACAAAGAAAGATCCACTACCGGAAGTAAATTTGATGCATTCATGAAATCACAAAATACTGAAGAATCAGTAGAAGATAATACTCAAACTTCCAAATCAACTTACACAGTAGAAGAAACAGCTAAAGCATTATATCAAAGACAAGGAGCCGCAAATCCAATAATGGCAGCTGCATTCAAAAACATGAAATAAAATTAAAAGGAGCTGATTATACATGGCAGACATTAACATTGAAGAAATCGTCTCTAAAGTAGCACAACAAGGTGCTGAGATTGATGAATTAAGAAAAACTTACCAACAAGTATCTAGTTATCCAAACGCAATGCAAATCGAATACTCAGATGTTTTAAAAACTAAAACTTTTGAAAAAGCACCGTTCTTAAGATTCCTTGAATCTAAAGGACAAGTATTCGATGGTAAAGCAGCATTAGCAGGTTACTTCAAAGAAACTCCTGGTGTAAATGATGTTGCATTCATTGATGAATTAGATGATATTCCAGCAGCAACTGCTGAATCCATTAGTGAAGTAACTGACAAAATGAAAACCATTGTTGCACCAATTGAAGTATCAATGATGGCTGAAATGGGTAACTGGACTCTTGACTTATTAGCAAGATACCAAGAAAAGAAATTCATTGAAGTTAACAATAAAACTGATTTAGCTTTACTTGAAGGTGCGGGAACCTCCCAAGCTAAAGACTTCAAAGGAATTACTTCCACAATCACCACTCACACTGATGACTTATCTGATGCACCTATTACCGAAAGTGACATTGATGATATGTTAGAAGCTATCCACAATGATGGGGGTAACCCTGATGTTATCGTATGTTCCTACGGTGTAGCTAAACAATTAAAAGCAATTGTTGCACCATACAGAAGATACAATGATAAAATCGACATAGGATTAGGACACAGAGTAACCTCCTATGAATCCATGTTCGGAACTGATATCCCTATTCTTGTTGATGGAAACTTCGACACCACCAATGGTGACACATTAGCAATCATTGATTCTTCATCCATTGAAGTAAGAAGATTAATGCCACCAACCTTAATCACTGACCTTCCAACTCAGAAATTAGCTTACAGAAATGTTATTGCAGCATTCTTAACTGCACAGAACATTGGGGAATTCCACTGTGGTTTAATCACTGGAGTTGGTAATACCCCCAGCAACGGATGATGAGGGTGAGGACGACCCTGTAACTCAAACCTATGATTTAAGTTTCACAGTCAATGATGGAACAGATCCAATTAAAGGTGCTACTGTAACCATCGGTGAAGTCACTGGTACCACTGGGGATGTGGGTGGCTGTACACTTAAAGGTATTGAGGAAGGTTCACAATCTGTGACAGTTGAAGCAACTGGTTATGTATCTAAAACAGAAACCATTACTGTTGATGGTGACCACACTAGTTTCACTGTTACTTTAACAGAAGAATAATGAATATAATTTAAGGAGTTGTTTATTTAATGGCTTTAATAACTATTGAAGACTTAAAAACCGAATTGGATAATCAAGGTGTTGATTATTCAGATTATGAGGAGCAATTAGAACAACTCCTCAATTCCACCATTAATAAGTTACAAGGTTTAACTGGTTTAAGTATTAATCCGCAGGAAAGAGATTTGTTAATCTTTGAGTATACTGGGCGGATGTTACAATTTGATTTTTATCCAGTTCAATGTGTTAATCAGTTATGTATTGATGAGAAAATCATTGAAGAAGAAAAATATATCTTAGACTGTAGTCTTGGAGTATTATATTTCAAGA